GCTGGTGGGGCGCACATTCGTTATTCCGACGATCTTATGTGAAACTTCTGTTGGACAATGTGTGTCGTGGTTACAACAGCTATCAATTGGATTCTATCTATCTTGACGGAGTCCCGTACGGCCCTATTATAGAAAACTTACTGTATCTGCAAGCAGGCGGAGTGTTTAATTTTCCAATGCTGTTTGAAGACGCATCGTTTGATACCACTTATAGGGGCAAAAACAAAATCACAGTGGGCGCAGACACTGCTAACGACTCACAATATTGGTCACATCGTTTGGTTGCTGAACAATGGAGAACCCATGGAGCATCTTTGGATTTCAAAGATGCTATGACATTAGAATATTGATCTATGCCAGTGTTTGAAAGTCCAGACGGTGGAAACACAGTGTACTCTCGTGAGGCAGGATCAGATCAACGTGAGTTGGTCAAAACTTATGATCTTAGAACCCACGATGGTAGACCGCTGCATGAACACATAATGGAAGACAAGATGTGGGGTAAAATTCGACGAGCAGCTAAGACTAATCCTGCTTTACAAGATGCCCTAGAACGTGCTATAATGATCTATCACTTGACCAAGAAAAATAATGGATAAACTACATATCAGCAACGAGATGCGGCAGATGGATGCAAAGAATCGAGCATTCTACGATGAGCTCACAGTGGAAGAACGCAAGAAGTTTAGCACGTTCCTTATGGTACGTTGGGGCAGTACAGTGAGCGGCAGTCAAGAACTACAAGAATACTATGTGCAGAGTGTGAATCATTATCTCAACAAGCACTTCTTTACCATGCACAAGCATCCTAAACTGCAATGGCTTATGGCCACAGCAGCCAGCCCAGGTATGGGATCCATGCGACATGACTGGCTTTCTCTTAAAAAGAAAGAGGGCGGCGACTCTGCGCTAAAGAAGCAGTTAAGAGAACTGTATCCGCATTTCAAAGAAGATGAAATTGATTTGATGGCTACGATGACCACCAAAAAAGAAGTCACACAACTCATACGTGACCATGGCAACGACAAGTAACTTCACATGCAAGTATTGCAGTCGATCATTCAGCAAAGAGTCCACGCTGAGTGTGCATGTTTGTGAACAGAAGAAACGTTTTCAGGAATCTAGCGAACGTGGTGTACAACTGGGACTGCAAGGGTACTTGAAGTTCTACGAATACACCCAAGGATCAGCCAAAGTCAAGACTTGGGAAGACTTTGCCACGTCACCTTATTACCGTGCATTTGTCAAATGGGGTCGATACTGTGTGGATGTCAAAGTAATCAACCCTGTGCGTTTCATAGAATGGTTGCTGAAGAACAACAAGAAAATTGACAACTGGTGTAGCGATAATTTGTATACAGAGTATCTTGTGGAATATGTGCGTAAAGAAGCTGTAGATGATGCATTGGCTCGAGCAATCGAACATGGCATGACCTGGAGTGAAAAACAACATGCACCTGCACATGATTGTTTACGTTATGGCAGTGCAAATGCCAATTGCTATGCAATCACAACAGGTAGAATAAGTGCCTGGGTGATCTACAATAGTGAGTCAGGGCAGAAGTTCTTGAATGAACTCAATGCAGAGCAAGTGGCCATGATATGGCCTTACATTGATTCCGACATATGGCAAAAGAAGTTTGCGGATCATCCTGCAGACCAGGCGTATGCACAAGAAATTTTAACACAAGCAGGATGGTGATGAAAACACTAAAAATTAATCCAATCAACCTCGTGGATGAATTCATGAGTCAATATCAGATTTGGAAAGATCATGATAATTTCTACAATCAAAGTTCAAATATTGTTGATATACAGAAAAGTGATAGCGGCATACCTTGTTTTAATTATCAAGAAATTGGCGCTATAAATCAGTGCAACGCTCCATTGATAGCAATCGACTGTTTGACTGAGGGCAAGCACTCAGTCCGGTGGTTTAACCAATACAACACAGACAAGCACTATATCATATTTGCCAACGAATCACATTGTGCGCCAGAAGATCTCAATTTAAAAATATCCTATACTTGGATACCTCACTATTTCTTTTTATTTCTAATGGCTGACACATATAACACTCCATGGAAATTTTGTTTTTATATTGACAAATTGTACAAATTTGATTATCCAAAGCCCATGCAATTTGTATCCACCACTGGTGATATAAGACCAGAGAGATCCTATCTTAAAAATCAGCTGATCGAACACATCAAATACAAAAATTTTATTTTTAGATATAGCGGAGTTGATTATGGAGTTCAAGCCGATTCATTTGATGTGGTTAGTTTTGATAAAACTGAATTTAATCCTTACCGACCGATATTAGAAAAATACTATCATAACATAGGTCAAACGTTGCCTATAAACATGTACAATCAGGCCTGTTTCAATCTTGTGGTGGAGACTGACATTGATTATCAGTATGGGTTTTTACTGTCAGAAAAAACCATCAAGTGTCTAATCACTGGAATGCCGTTTGTAATTGTGTCAACTCCGTATTTTTTAAAACATCTCAAAGAATTAGGATTCTACACGTACAGTGAGTTATGGGATGAAAGTTACGACGAGTTAGACTATACCAAACGCATTGATAAAATAGTTGATCTATGCAATAATCTTGACTCATTTGACTGGGCAGCAAATAGGTCTGCGCTGGAGCTAATTGGGTTAAAAAACAGATGCAACTTTCTAAATCTAAATCAGGTTATAAGTAAAAGTTTTCAACAATTTGAACAGGCAATATTGGAGTTAACAGTATGATCAAAGGACTAATGGGCGATATGTATGTACACGTAAGTGGTGGTGATACCAGTTTACCATACGTGACACAAAACACAAACAATCCTATACAAGGCATGATGCGGGTTAACGGCAATCTTTTGGAAACATTTGACGGATCTAGATGGATCCAGATAAACTCCAGTTACGCAACTGTGAGCCTTACTGCAACATATCAAGCGGCCATGAACTGGGTTATTGACAAAATGGAAGAAGAACAACAGATGAAAGCATTGGCCGAACAACATACAGCAATTGCTGATCTAGTGGATGCAGTGGACCGAGCACAAGAACAACTGCGAATGACAGCAGCATTGGTTAAGATATGAGCGCAGACATTGATATTGACGTGCCCAATAGGGATGCTGTGCTGGCATTGATCGAGCACACAGCCGCACGACAAAGTAATGGAAAAAAGCACAACTCAGGAATCTACATCACACACATACCACGTGATCCTGTGCTAGGATGCGCAGCCATAGACTATGAAACAGCAGAAGCAAGAGGCTATTTCAAGATCGACTTGTTGAACATGAGTGTGTACAACTTGATTCGTGACACTACACACTATGAACAGATGCTTGCAGCTACTCCGCCGTGGGATAGATTGTGGTCAGATCCTACGTGGGCCAGTCAACTGGTACATATAGGCAACTATCAAGCATTACTAAAGAGTATGCGCCCAGATTCGATTCCTAGAATGGCAGCGTTTATCAGTGTGATACGTCCAGGCAAAGCACACTTGCAGAACCAGTCTTGGCCTACAGTATTTGACTCAGTGTGGGACGGTGATGACAGCAGAGGCTATACATTTAAGAAAGCTCATGCTGTGGGATATGCAGCTTTGGTTGCGCTACATATGAATTTGTTGAACTAATTTACAATTATCATTATGCCAACGATTGATATTAGTTAAAATACTAATAAATCCACAATGTATGCAAGAGTGTTTTTGTTTTTGTTTTGCTTTTTCTCTAATTTTTTCTTTGTGTGATTCTGACTTTGGCTTACCAACCAATGCTGCACTGATTTTATTTGATCCGGTTTGTTTACGACCAAACATAGGATTTAAATTACCAACTCTAGTACCGGTCATTGTCAGACTACGCCGTTGTCTAGTTTTGTTAGATTGCTTAACTCCGCCTGCACCATCTCCACCATCAGTCTGATTTTGTAAAATGCCAGTGCCTAAGTCTTTTCTACCCCACCAACGTATAAGTCGGCGTTCTATGGCACAAGCACCTATGTCTGTTAAATTTGATTCGAGTATTATTATTCGTGTTGATTCTTTTGGCACGGCAACTCGATGTTTTTCTGTTGCTCTGCGGCCTTTACCTTTACCGATATAATAAGGCGTGCCATCTTTGCGTAGATAGGCATAAACGTAGTAAATATGCATGCTGTGATTCCTTTCAATCATAGAGTAGTTGGATATTTCCAGTATCGCGAACTACACCCTTATTTAGTATATTTTACTCAATACGCCTGACCAGGGTAATTGATTTTCGCTTGCCTTTTCTACGGGCAATGTCATTGAGACTGCACACAGGACCATGTAGTATTTCCAAGTCTTTGTTTACAAAGGTTCGTAAACAACTGCGAAATTCGTCCCATTCACCACGTAGGAATATGTTGATAGGAATGCTGCGATTAGATTCCCACCACCAGGTGTTGGCAAGATCCAAGTATCGACGTTTTTGCTCTAGATCTTTTACATTTCCAAAGTCATAAATGGTGGTGATTATATCATCTCTGTTCTGTACAATGCCCACATATTCGTTGGTGGCGTACATACACAGCGTTATAAACGGATATTTGTCTGCAAGTTTTTGAAATAAGTCTCGGCCCATATTGTACTAGTTCGGATATTTATACCCGGAGACTCTAGGTAAATATCATTGGAGCACCATATGTATTCAACTCAGATCTATATCTATCAGCAAATCCAACGAGTGTTGGTCTTGGATTCCAGCGGTGCTTATTTTGACCGGAGGTGGGACCCAGTGTACGCTAAAAAATTAACCATCAACAAAGGTGTTGACAATGTGATCTTGTTTGAATTTGTTAATCAAGATCAAAAGCCTGTGAACATCACAGGATCAGAATTACGATTCAAGTTGATCAATCTAGCAGGTACTGCTCAGTTGATTGAAAAAGAAATGGTCATCATCAATGCACAATACGGGCGTGCCAAAGTCACGTTAACCTCTGCTG